CGCCAGAGATCCAAGGACCAGACCGGCCCTAACCATAAGATGTGTCGGCCGCCGGCTTGCAAGTTAAGACCGTGCCCGCCAGACCTGGGGTGGAGGTACAAGATAGGAAGCTCGCCCTCGTTCCAGCGGTCGATAAGGCTGTCGTCTTCGCCCAGCACGGGGCCGGGTTTAAAGTAGCGTAGGTACTCCAGTTCAAACATGAACTGGAAGACCACAAGACACGGCCCAGGAACATGGTCAAGAAAGTTTCCGGCTGCACCGATTTTCTCAAAGTGAAACCAGACGGCCTCTCGTTCTTCATCATAAACAGCGCCTTGAGCAAACTGTTGCAACTTGCCGGTTAGGACCAGACGGGATTCCGCAGCGATGTTGTCGATTACCATGTCTCGCGCTAGAGCTTGGTACGCCTCGCGCGCGTCATCGGGCAACGTGACATAGATCGGCGTTATGTGCAGGGGCGGCAGCGTGTCTGCGTAATCTGCAGGCTCGATGCTAAAGACCAGAGGCTTGATCTGTTCCGCAATCTCCGCCTCGGCCCCGGCCCGCGGGGTTATATCCCAATGCTCGAAGCCCTGGACCAAGTACCGGGCGGCGAACGAAGCGAACGTACGTCCGAGCGAGCGGCCAAGGTCGATACACCATACCTGCGACCAAGTATCTATGATGCCTTGGGAGACGAAGGTCCCGGTGAGGCCCCAGCGAACGGGAATCTTCGGTAGCACCTTTCGGAGCGTCTTGACGTACACCCCGGAGCGGTCCTTAAGCCGGGACAGTTCATCCAGGACAACACACTGACACCCGTCAAAAACGCCGGAGCGGACCGCCCACGGAATTAGCTCGAAGTTGACGATCTGTATCCGTGCGGTAGACGCGCTGCGCTGCGCCTGGTCTTTGCCGGCGAGAACTTCGTAGGTTGCCTCGGGGGTCCACAAGTCCAACTCCGCCGGCCAGACGGTCGCAGCGACGCGCAGCGGGGCCACGATCACGACGCGCCCCTCGGCCGGGAGGGCGCGACAGACGATGGCGGTCTTACCCGCTCCCATCGGGCAGGTCAGGATTCCCTGCTGGTGAGTCTGTAGCCATTCCACTGCCGCAAGCTGATAAGACCGCAGCGAAGGTGTCGAGGTCGGACACAACAAGGGGTCTGACCCCATTGTTACGGAGTCGTTTATGTTGCAACTGCTGTATCGGGGATAACCCATTGCTTTTACTCGCTTTTAACTCGACAAAAACAACCTGGCCCTTATGAATCAGGATACGGTCTGGCACCCCGGCTTGTCCCGGCGAGACCCACTTGTAGAAGAGGGCGCCCTCTTTCTTGGCAAGCAAGCGGCACTTGTTTTCGAGGGTGCTTTCTAGCATACTTTTGTCACCTCAACAAGTGGAGTTAAAAAGGTGGAGCTAAAGATTACGAAAAAGCAGACGCGCAAGCGTTTACACGCGGTAGTGTCGCCTGAGACCTTGGCGTGGCTGATGAAGACCAAGAAAGAGCAGGACGTGAGCCTCGGCGAACTTATCGACTCGATGGTGGCAACGTGGCGCGACACGCAGCAGACGGCTTAGGTGGCAGTGTAGCCAAGCGCACTATCAACTGTCCCGGGTGGAGGACGCTGATAGCGAAGGTACCTCGGTCGCCACCGTCGCCGGCCGCGGAAGAGGGCACGCGGTTGCACGAAAGCATCGCCAGGTGGGCCGACGTGCCACCCGACCTTCGCTCGCCGTGCGACGAGCCCAAGGTGAAAGCTGCCCTGGAGGTGGCCGACAAGCAATGGCCCTGGGACGCGCGGCAGGAGACGCTGGTAGAGCGCGAGGTAATCCTGCCGGTGCCGGGCGCGTTTGGCACCGCGGACCTGTTGATTGTGTTGGAGGACCGGCTGGTAGTCGCGGACTGGAAGTTCGGCGCCAGGGTTCGGGTCGAAGTAGAGGGCAACGATCAGCTCCTGTACTACGCGGCGGCCTCAATGCATACCTACCCCCGGCTCAGGCGCCCGACGGTCGAGCTGGCTATCATCCAAGGCGACTTGTCCGCGTGCACCGTGCCGGTAGAAGCCGTCGATATATGGCTGGTACGGTACCGGCAGGCCCTGGCCCGCAACACTTTCGAGCGCGGGGACTGGTGCCGGTGGTGCCCGGTGGGCGACGCCGGGCAATGCCCAGCACCTTTAGACACCGAAATCCTAGGCTCGCTTTTGGCGTAATAGCATGTATACTTGGCCCTGCAACAACACGAAGCAACGGGGGTAACATGTTCAACGAAGTACGCGCTTGGAATACCTGGCGCGATTACGGCGTTCACGGGCAAAGGATAGCAGCAGGTATGCTGAGCGATGGGACGATATTGTTCGCGGACGCTGATAGGGAGATCTGGGGAGTCTTGAGGGCCAAGGCATCCGGCCTGAACAAGCACGACATATTGCGGTTGTACGACGAAGGGCGTTACAACGAAGGCGACGACTTCGACGATGAGTTCTTCATCGTCTTGCTAGACATAGCAAAATCTTTGTGACGAGGTACATGATGAGCAACGATCTGACTGTCTTGGACGACTTTTGTACGGCACTGGAGCAGACCGCCGCGACCGAGTTGGTTGCCGCGCACCAACTCCCCATCCTCAAACTGTCTCGGAGTGGACAATGGGAGTACGGCAAGGAGAGCATCGGAGTTGACGACGCAAGCTATTGGGCGTGGGTCCCAACGTCTATGCAACACGGCTGGGTTTCGTGGGGCGATGGCGGCAGAGAAGGGGAGATCATGGTCCCAATCACCCAGAAAAGCCCGCCTCAAGAGGACCTGCCCCAGACCGCGGGCGGTGCGTGGCAACGGCAATACTCCGTGCAGTTATCAGGCGTCAAAGGCCCCGACACTGGCGAGCTGGTACAGTACATCGGCACGAGCAGCGGCCTGATCGACGTTTTCGGGAAGATGACCAAGGCTATCATCCAGCAGATACGCGGCAACCGCCCTATGATTCCGCTGATCAAGCTCGGAACGACACATTACGTGCACAAGAAGTACGGAAAGATTTACAAGCCCGATATTTCCGTGGTGGGGTGGGTGCACCAGGAGGATGATCCCGCGGAGGCGTTGCATGACTTCCCGTGAGATACGCGCAAGCGGCTTTCCGACCGAAGTGAATTAGCCCAGGTTCAACGCACAGGAGGCCCCCCGAAAAGGGGGGCTTTTTTATGATCCTACGCTTTTTTGACCTTGAGACCCGTGGGTACGGCGATCTGAAAGAGCACGGACTACAGCGATACGTAGAGGAGCTGACAGCGGTAACCCTGGTGACGTGGCAAGATGTGAATACGGATACCAAGCATATCAGCGAGGTTAAGGTGTGGGAGCCGCTCTATGAGCCTCGCCCACACTTCAGCGACGCTATATGGGTGGCCTACAACGCTCGCTTTGATCGCCTGTGTTGGAACAAAAAGCTGGGCCATTTGGACGTTGAACAGGTATTGGATCTGGCGGTTAAATGCCGCGCGTCTGGGCTGCCCGACGGCTTAGACCGAGTGGCTCGGGAACTGGGGCTCGAAGACAAGAAAGCAAAAGGCGCGATGTTACGCATAGCCGACGCAAATAAGCCGCTACCGCCACGGGATAGCGCTATTTGGCGGGAGTTTGTGGAATACGGTAAGCAAGACACCGCCCTTTTGTGGCCTATTTGGCTTCGTACCCGGGTGGTGCGGAAGCCGGAATGGCTGCAATGGTTTGCGTCGGAGCGCATAAACGATAGAGGGCTTCCGGTAAACCTTGAGACAACCGCACGCTTACACGAGCAAGCGAAGCAGGAAGACGAAAAGAACAATAGCAAGATGCTCGATCTGTGCGGCTTGGGTATCAACCAAAGCAAAGAATTGATCAGGTGGGTGTGGGATAGATTGCCAGAAGCAAGTCAAGAGCTGATGGTGGTCGAGGGGCGCCGGAGTCTCAACAGCAAAACGGTCTTACCCCAATTGCTGGGCTCCGACCTGCCGCCGATGGTGCGCGAGGTGCTTGAGGCGCTGGAGGGGGCCAAGAACCCGAGGGCGGCAAAGACCGGGGCGATCTTGCGTTATGCCGTGCTCGGGCGCGTACACGGGGCCTACGTATTCCACGGGGCACTGACGGGGCGGTATTCCTCGCGCGGGGTCCAGGTGCACAACTTCCCTCGCGGTGGCGAGCTGCGCGGTTGCTTTGAGGCGGGGCCGGGTAAGACCTTGGTCTGGGGAGACTGGGCCGCTATTGAGGCCCGGGCCTTGCCGTGGCTGGCCTACAATCCTGGAGGCCGGCGCACCGCCGGGCGGCACGCGGAGGAGGTGCTGGCACGATTCCGGCGTGGCGAAGACCTCTACGTGGCCGCAGCGCAGCAAATTTACGGCATTACCGGCGAGGTGACGAAAGAGCAGCGCTTCGTCGGAAAGGTCGCCGTCCTGGCGTGCGGTTACGGGGGAGGGTGGAGGGCCTACATGAGGATGGCCCGGGCCTACGGCGTCGAGATCGCGGAGGACAGGGCGCAGGAGATCGTTCAGCTCTGGCGCGAGGCCAACCCATGGGCGGTATGGTTCTGGTCGGCCCTGGAGGCCGCTATGGCGGTCGCCTGGGCCGCCCCGGGTTCGGAGCAGGCCGTGGGGAGGGTGGTGTTCACCAAGGCCGGCAACGACCTGCTATGCGCCTTGCCGAGCGGGAGGAACATCGTCTACCGCGGACTGCACCGGAGCGTGGAAGAAGACCAGTGGGGGCGCAGGCGGCCGGTTTGGCGTTACGCCAGGGGTGTGCTATACGGCGGGCTCCTGAGCGAGAATTTGACGCAAGCAACCGCAGCAGATCTTCTGCGCGACGCTTTGACCAGGGTTCCAGGCGCTGTTGGGCATGTCCACGACGAGATTATCGTCGAAACGAGCTATGACGAGGCTCAAGACAGGGCCAAGGCGTTGCAACGCATAATGGAGTCGCCGCCGATCTGGGCGGAAGGGCTGCCATTGCGGGCGGAAGTTGAGATCGCCGAGCGCTATGGCAAAAAATGAGCCCTGAAGGGGAAGAGACCCACAGGGCTTCGACGTTGGTACTTCACAAGGTTACATATGAATCTTAGCACGTTGCTGCGCGTAGCGCTACTCCGCAAGGGCTACATCCCATTACCCGCGCAATACAAGCGGCCGGTACTCAAGGGCTGGCCGACTATCAACGTGGATGAGGCTTGCATCGTCGAGTGGGAGCGGGAATTTCCCGCGGCCAGGACGACATCCGTTCGGTGTGACAACGTGGTGGCCGTGGACATCGACATTGACGATGCCGAGCTGGCCGACCAGATCACGCAAGCCGCCCTGGGGGCCATTGGCCCCTCGCCAGTAAGGACAAGTCGCGGCAGTCGCAAGGCGCTGCTCTACCGGGGGCGTAGCCCCAAGGTCTTCATCGGGCCCTTTGTGCGCGGCGAGGAGACGGCCGTGGTCGAGATCCGCGGGCAAGGGTGCACGTTGGCGGTAGACGGCCCGCATAGTCGCGGGGTCGAGTATGGATGGGATAGAGAGCTACCGCCGGTTTCGGAATTGTCACCGTGCGACGATTTCACCCGGTTCATCGCGACGGTCGAGGAGTATATACGCGATGCCGGATTCGATCGTGTAAAGCAGGAGAGCGAGGGCGCTACGCTGCACGACATAACCGAGGAGATGATTTGGTCAACGCAATGCGGACTGTCTCTCCCGACCCCAGCGCTTAAACAATACTGTGCGTCTGGCCCAATACGGGTTTGCATGTCTCCTGTGCGCCCGGGGGCGGAGTCTCTTACCACAGGCATTGCATCGATGCTCGACGAGGCCCTGCTCGTTTACGACTTTGCATCCCAGATTTCGCACATGGAAGCCCCCAGCGATATGTTCGCGGAGCTGCGCGACTTGATCGGAGAGGACACGTCGCCGTTACCCCCCGTGAGGCTTCGTGGGACGGCCGTGGGGACCGGGGAGGACCGCAGGGGTACCTCGGCAGGGGCGTTGCTCCCGGACCGGCTACAGGGCCGCAGGCAGCCTGCTACGCTGCGCAACGTGGTCGCGGTCATGGACGCCATGGGGGTTCGCCCTCGGTGGAACCTGTGCACCGGCGAGGGCGAGTTGTGGCACGGGGATGCGCCGCTGGCGCGGATAGCGGGGCAGCATGTTGTTGACGAGTGCCAGACCTTGCACGGGATAACCAACACGGGCGATGTGCGGGGGATACTTGATCTTCTGATGTTTGACGAGGGTCGCGCCTATCACCCCGCGGAGGACTGGATCAAGTCGGCGCAGTGGGACGGCAGGACCCGCCTGGGAGCCTTTCTGGGGTCCCTGAAGGGACCTGACAAGGGTCACCGGGACCGCGTGCTGACCACGGCCCTTAGACAGGTTGCCAGGGGCATTTGCGGGTGGCGGAACCCGGTGGCCCTGGAGCTGGTAGTGATCCTGGTAGGGCCGCAGGGGTGTGGCAAGACTTCGTGGGTGAGGGGCCTGCTACCTCGCGGGTGGGCACGGGACGGCCAGACGCTGCAACTTGGCGGGTGGCGCTCCGGGACCGGCATGGGTGACGTCAACAGACAGGCCCTGGCCCAGCCGATCAGTGAGCTCGGCGAGGTGGAGGTCCTGTACAAGCGCTCGGACATCGAGGCTATCAAGGCGTTCCTGAGCGCGGTTTACGACTCGGACAGGCTCCCTTACCAGAAGTTCGCGACCAAGCGGCCCCGAACGACTTGCTTCTTCGGCACAGCGAACACGATGGAGCTACTACACGACGGCAGTGGGTCCAGGCGGTTCCTGCCGGTCGAGGTCGAGTCAATTGAGCGGATGGACTGGCCCGAGGAGGAGCTGCAACAGCTTTGGGCTGAGTTGTGGGTGCAAGTCCAACACGGCGAGCCGTGCCACCTGACGGCTGATCTGGACGCGGAGCGGCAAACTCGCGCGGAGACCTACGCCGTTGAGGCCCCGGGAATCGACCTGTTGCGCGAGCAACTGTCCTACCGGGCACGTCTGTTACCGCCTGCCGAGTGGTCCCTGTGTGGGCTGAGCACGATCCAGGACGAGATGGGGCTGCGCAGTGGAGACCCCAAGACCAACGGGACCATGGCCGAATGGCTGCGGCGGAACTGGCATCCTCGCCAAACATGCCTTCGTGGGCGCGACGGCAACGGGAACAAGTGGAAGGCGCAGAAGTGCTGGGCCATGCCGTTTAAGGCCCTGGAAGGGCGCCGTCCAGTCGCGGAAGCGACGAGTCAGGAGGAAGTGGCCGCGCTGATCGCCGGGGTCCTGGCGCGCCTGGACGCGTGACAATGTATGCGTAATCATGGGGCCGCTATTTACGCAAAAGCGCCCCACATGACTACGCATACAAAAAGGTGTGGGCACAGCTCTTTTACGCAAGATATTTTCTCCCAGTAAAATGCTGGGTGACAAAATGTCAGGTTGCATGCGTAGCCGGCTACGGGGGGCTACGCATCGAAACGGTCAGAGTATTCAACCGCAAGGCCTTGATAACCAAGAAGAGTTTTGAGGTGAATACCCTGACTACGCATACTTTATAACAAAGAGTAAAACGAATAGTATATAAGGGAGTAGGGGTAATATAAGGAAAGAATATAAAGGGCCTTTTTTGCGTATTCAGGGTATTCAGGCCCCTGGCGGTGACGGTGGGCGCCCCCTGGTTCGGGCACCCGTAAGGGGGTCAGATCCGCTCTTTTGGTGTAGGCCCCAACGGCGAGGAGCCCCGAAGGGCTCCATCTGGTTTAGTCCTGCCGGCCCCACCCGGCGCTGTTGAGGAGCTTCTTGGCCCGGCGGGCCGCGAGCCGGTTTTCCAGTTCCACCTCGGCGGCGTCCAGTTCGCCGATGGCTTGCACCAGGAGGTCGATGTGATCCCGGATGGCTTCGTCCGTTGCGTCGTCCGAGGGGAGATTGAGCAGTGAGCTAAGCGATCTCATTGATCCTCCTGACCAGTTCGGAGCGGGCTTCTACGAGCTTCCAGACCCCCTCCATGACCCGTGCAAGATGGGCGTCCAGATCTTCTCTGCTGGCCTCATCCCCTGGTAGCACGAGCAATCCAGTCATTGCCTGTTCGTCTTCCACGATTTCCGCGTCTACCGCCTTGATACGGTAGTCAAGGGCGGCGCGCTTGTTCGATGCTCTTACCCAGTCTGGTTGGGACGCATCCTCGGCCAGTTGCTGGTGCATGTTGGCCCGTAGCCGGTAGTACTTGCTGTCTTTCATGCCTTTGTCTCCTGTTTTTTGCCGTGCAGATATATAGTAGGGGTTAAATGTCGTTGCGGCGAATCGATTTTGTGCTAGACTTTGAGTCCCTAACATAGACGGAGACGATGATGGCTAAGATACCTCGCAAGTTTATCGCCGTTGACGGCACCGAGTTCGACACCGCCGCGGAAGCTCGCGCGCACAACGAGATGCCTTCCGAGTCTGTTGCGGCGTTTTTGGACATTTACCCGACGACTCCCCGCCGGCGGCCCGAGTATGCCCGGGTCCTCATGGCCTACGATGCCTGGGCTTCCGACGACGGCAAGTAGCTACTCTTCGGCTAACATCCAGGTCTTGTCCGAGGCCGAGGCGCTCCTGCGCCTCGGCTTCTGGCGGCATGCCAGCTTTCTGGCTTTGATCCCGGTTTAGCCTTGAAACGGTATTGCGAGGGAGACAATTCGGTGGTATGTTCATCAGAGTTGGCGGCCTGTTACGCGGAAATGCTCGCGGATAGTCGCCGTTAAACCTGTCAAACAGTTAGGAACAAAGTGTGCCAAGCCGCGCCGGTTCGCCCAACAAACGTTCGTACCTGGCCAATGCGGCTATCCGGGAGGCTTTCCCTGAATATAATCCTTTGGTTGCCATGGTGCGCCTTGCTAATGATCCGACCAAAGACGATCAGCTCCGCTTTAACGCGCATAAGGAGATTGCGCAGTACATGTATCCCAAGCGCAAAGCGGTGGAGTTGTCCGGTGTCGAAGGTGCGCCGCTTGACCTTGAGATCGTGATAGCCCCGCATGCCGCGCCTGACCGCCAGGTTTGAGATCCGCGATGTATTCCGGCCGCTGTTCGAGCCCGATGCGCCCCGGTTTTGGGTTGTGGTCGGGCATCGGCGCATCGGCAAAACTACCTGCGCGTTGCAGCTCCTGGTCCATGCGGCCCTGTCTTGCACGCAACCAAACCCGAGGTTTGGCTTCGTAGCGCCTTTCAGACATCAGGCCAAATCCGCGGCTTGGGACTACGCCAAGCGCATGACCATTGGCTTTCCAGGCACCCAGATCAACGAGGCGGAATTGCGCATCGATTTGTGGAATGGGGCGCGCATCCAACTCTACGGGGCCGATAACCCCGATTCTTTGCGCGGGGCCTACTTCGATGGGGTGGCCTTGGATGAGTTCGGGATGATGGACCCGACGACGTGGTACCAAGTGTTGCGGCCGATGCTGTCCGACCGCAAAGGATGGGCCGTGTTCATCGGCACTCCGGCGGGGCGCAACACGTTCGCCACGCTCTACGATCAAGCCAGGTCTGAGCCAGGTTGGGGGCGGATGTATCTCCCGGCCTCGGCCACTGGGTTGGTGGATGCTGACGAGCTGGCGGCAGCGCGCCGGGACATGTCTGGGGAAGCCTATGCGCAGGAGTTCGAGCTGTCCTGGTCCGCGGCTATCCGTGGGGCTTTTTATGGCCGGCTGATCGAGCAGGCGGAAAGCGAGGGGCGGATCACTGAGCTACCTACCTTGTCCGGGGCCTGGACCATGACCGGGTGGGACCTCGGCGTGCGAGACGCTACCGCTATCTGGGTTATCCAGCAAAGCGGTCCTTGGTACCACGCCATTGACTACATTGAGTCTCACGGTGTCGGGCTTGACTGGTATGCCAACGAGCTAAAAGCTCGCGGCTACCATTACAACCAACACATCGGCCCGCACGACATCATGGTTACTGAGTTGGGCACCGGGCGGAGCCGTCGGGATGTAGCCGCGGACCTCGGCATTGCTTTTGATGTGGCCGGGCAGCATGCTATCGCGGACGGTATATCCGCTGTGCGCGACATGATCCCGCGGATGCGGTTCGACGCCAAGCGCTGCGCCCGCGGTATCGAGTGTTTACGGCAGTACCGCCAAAAGTGGGATGAGAAACTGTCGGCCCTGTCGGCAGCGCCGCTCCACGACTGGTCTTCGCACGGGGCCGATGCCCTGCGGACCTGGGCTATGGGGCGGCATGGTGCCGTTGATGACCCCTACCGCCACCGCTCGCCCAACGTACCTCAGAGACTCAATCATGCCGACGGCCGTTACCGTAGACGATCTGCTTAGGGTTATCCGCGAGGAGGTTGATGCCGCGCGCAAAGATGCCTCGCGCGAGGCGATGCGCGAGCGCGCGACTGACCTGTTCTTCGGCGAGCTCCCCCCGGCGCCCGACGATCCCGCGTCTGTCGGCTACGCCGACCTGGTGTCTACCGATGTGGCCGATGCGGTCGAAGCGGTTATGGCGGAGATCCTGCCCACCTTGACCAGCGGCCCGTGCACCTTTAGCCCCCTTGGCCCGCAAGATGATCAAGCGGCCGACTTGGAGTCCCGGGCGGTGCACCATTACGTCACCTTGGCCGGCGGTTACCTGGCCTTTGCGCAGGCGATCAAATCGGCCCTGTTGCACCGTGCTGGTGTGGTCAAGGTGTACTGGGATGTACGCAAGGTCCCGCGCTACGAGCTGTTTGATCGCGCGCCGCTTGAGGCTTTGTTGCCGTCTTTGGACGCCGGGGCTGAGTTGGTGGCGGCCGAAGCCGACGACGAAGATGCGGTGTCGGGCATGACTCGGGCCTATGAGGTTGTCCGGCGCCCCCGGGTGGACGCGGTGCCGCTGGATGAGTTCCTGATTTCGCCGGACGCTATGCCCGGGCGGATGGACGAGGCCCGGCTTGTGGCCCAGCAGCGGGTGCTACTGCGGGCGGACCTTGTGGCCCTTGGCTTCGACCCCGAGGTTGTAGACAACCTTGATGAGTACGAATTGATGCCGCGAATAGAGCGGACGCGCCGGGGTGACCGGCACGTCACGGACCCGGCAGCGCACAAGTCGGCGGACAAGATCATGTGCGTTGACGCTTATTTGCGCGTTGACGCCGATGGCGACGGCATTGCGGAGCTGCGCCGGTGCATTACAGCAGGCGGCCCTGATGGGTACGACGTTTTGCTCTTCGATGAGCCGGTGCGCATGGCGCCCTTTGCCGTCGGGCTGGCCTATCTGGGCCTGTTTACCTGGGACGGCGTAAGCCTCGCCGACAAGCTCGCGGAAGTGCAGATCTTCAAGACAGAGATGCTGCGCGACTTGTCCGACTTGTTTCGCCGGGCTGCGCGGCAGCGTGTTGGCGTGGTAGAACGTGATGGCACTCTGGACGATGTGCTGACATCCTCCCGCGGCGGTGTGATTCGGTGCAAAACGCCACAAGGGGTTTTCCCAATCCAGGAAGCTTCCCTGCCGGCCGGGAGCTTCGATCTGTTGGGCTACATGGACAAGGTGCGCCAAGACAAAGGCGGTGGGGCAATCGACGTTGCACGGCAGGCGCGCGAGGTTGGCGGGGATTCGGCGCACGGAGTCGAGCGCGTCATGTCGGCCGTTGAGCAGATCAACGCCATGGTGGCCCGGACGCTTGCCGAGACGCTGGTAAAGCCGACTTACCGGTTGATGCACGATCTGCTACGCCAACACACTGAGGGCAGCATTCAAGTCCCAAACGCTTCCGGCTGGGAGGCTACCGCGCCTGCCATGTGGCGGGAGCGCGAGGACATGATCATAGCCCTTGGCATGTCTACGGCGGAGCGGCAGCGGCGAGCAGGGGCGCTGGAGAGTGTCATTGCCAAGCAGGTTCAGGCCATGGAAAATGGCCTGGCCGGGCAACTTGTCGGGCTCCAACAAGTGCACCGCGCCTTGGTGGATCAAGGGCGCATGGCCGACCTACCATCGCCGGAGCAATACTGGATCGACCCGCAGTCACCCGACGCGCAGCAGGCGGCGCAGCAGGCCCAGCAGGCCCAAGACGAGTCGGAGCAGCAGCAACAGCAGCTTGCTTTGATGCAATACCAGATTTTGCCGCAAGTGGAGCAGATCAAGGCGCAAAGCCGGGCGCAGATACAGGAGATGCAATCTGCTGTGGAGACGATGAAGATGCTGATGGAACAACAGACCAAGGAGCTGGACGCGAGAATCAAGCTGTTGGACATTGAAACCAGGGTGGCCCCAAGCGACGCGGCGTCTGGTATCGACGCGCTACAGGGCGACGGTTATGTCTGAGGGGCGCAAGGAGGATGCCGGCAAGATCCGTGCTGGGCTGGTATTGGGCGACTTCGCGCTCGCCCTGGAGGCCGTCGCCCGGGTCGGCACCGACGGGGCCGTCAAGTATGCGGATAGCAACTGGCTGGCGGTGCCGGAGGGCAAAGCGCGCTACACGGACGCCATGCTGCGGCACTGGCTGGCGGGGTGCCGCGAAGAGCGGGACCCAGAGTCCAAAAGCTTGCACGCCGCCCACGTTGCATGGAACGCCCTGGCGCGACTGGAATTGCTTCTGCGAGCGGGGGAGTAATGGCCGGCTATTCTGTCTTGAAAGGGCGCACCTTTAGCGGCCTTCGCGATGCGCCCGGCTTCAAAATGCCGGCCCCCAACACGCGGGCACTGACCAAAGCGGAGGGAGCCGCGCTGCAAGATAGCGCCAAAGCGCTTGCTTTAACCTACAGTCAGGTTATCCGCCCTGATAGGGTGGCCCGTCAAGATTACCTGCCACTACCTGCCGTTGAAGAGGCTATCAAAAGCGGCAAACCGCCATGGATGGACACCGGCGAATATCTGCATCGTATCCGGGAGCTGGTACCAAAGCCGGTGGCGGACCTTGCCGCCAAGCAAGCCTGGGTGTCGGCCGTGCGCGAAAGTTCCTCGAAAGAGCCAAAGGATGCTTGGATCGCGGCCGCGCGCCGAGGAGGCGCCCCCAAGACCAAAATAGATGCCGCTGAGGCGCATGAAGCGTGGCTTAAACAGCAGGGGCTCCTTTTGGGTGCCGCCGGCGCCGTCGGGGCGGCCGGGGCCTTGGTTCCCGATACCTCGGACGCCGCGGGCTATGCCGCGCTGGGCACCGCCAAGCGGCGCCAAGACTACCTGCAAGACCCGCAAGCGGCGGTCCAGGCGATCTTGCGGGAGCAGCGTCTCGCGCGGCCTACGCTTGATGACCTCGCGCCCGCTCCCGGGTACGCGCAAGCGGCCCCGCGCGGCGGCTTGCTTGGCGCCGTGGCGGATGCCCTGGGGGCCGTCAAGGGAGGGCTCAACGCGCCCGGCAGGGTCCCTGAGCAGGTCCCGCTGGTCGGCGGTCTTGGTCTTGGCGACCTGGCGTTGGGCGAGTCGCCGGCCTTGCTCGATGACATGAGCTACGGGATGCCCCTGTCGGGGCGCCAATCGGCCCTGGACCCCCGTGTCTTTGACTGGGCTATGTTGGGCGCGGCCAGTCCTTCGGTCGGCGCTGCGGTCAAGCGAGCGGGCCTGGAAGCCATTACCCCGGTTCCGCCAAGCTTAACGCAAGCCGGGGCGTTTAACCCCAAACCCAATGCATGGCTCCACGGGCGGGCGCTATCGTCAGACGAGGCCGGCGCCATGCTGCGTGGCGAGTGGCTTTCGCCGCTGCCAGTACCGCTGGCCCCTCGGACACAGAAGCCGGCTGTACCCCCCGCGCAGGCAACGGAATCGTTCACCCCGCCAGGCACGCAGGGGCATTTCCTCAACGGGCAGCGCGTTTCCAACGACGAGCTTCTGCGCGCAATCCAGGCCGGTAACCCGGGGGACCCGTGGTCTTGGCAAATTAAGAGCGCAGCAGAGCAGGCGGAGCAGCTATCGGAGCTTGAGCTGCGCAAGCGTTGGCGTGAAGCCGGCTGGAAGGGGAACTGATGTCCGGGTATCGCGCACTGTCCCGCGCAACAGCGCGACCATGGTATCCGGGCTCAGACCCCGGGCTACCCTGTGCTCGCCTCGGCGGCCCAGCCCAACCTGGCCGAACTGGCTTCGATGAGCGGCATTCCCCGGGTCAACGCCGCAAAGCCTGTGTCTGAGGGCTTTGTACCGCTCTAATCGTGAGGATCAGTACCAATGATTGCATCCAGCTATTCGGCTATTGGCGAGTTAGAGCGCAAGCGCAAGTCCCAACCGCCGCGCCCACCGCGCGATCCCCAGGTCGCGGTTACAGGGCTATTGCGAGGGGGCATCGGGGAGCTCCTGGCCAAGCTGTCGCGGCGCGGGCTCCCCCTACCCGAGACGGTCCCGGGGTACGGCGCGCTGCCGCCGGGCGACGTGGTGCAGATGCACCATTTCACTCCTGTTCCGGGCCTGGAGGTTATCGACCCGTCAACGTGGGGCTCGCGGTCTGGCCTTCATGGGAGGAAAAACGCGGAAGCATCCTGGGTGCGAGGCGCCCCTGACGTGCGCCCCTCTATGGCGTACTTGCCGGACTATGGCTACACAAATGAGCGGATCTTTGGTCCCAACCCTACGCGCATCGAAGGTGGGTTGCCGGGCATGTACAACCTGGATGCGGACCCCGACGGCTTGATCGAGGCGGCCCGGGCCAAGGTGGTTGCCGAGCACGGGGGCGCATCGTCTCCGGTCTTACCTTCAGCGCTACCCCAAGCTATAGCTCGCGAAGTACAGCAACGCGGCTACACGGGCTTCTATCGCCCAAACGGGCCACACGGCGGCGAGGCCATGATGTTTGACATCATCGACTCGCGCGCGCCTGGCAACTACCCCAACATCGCGCAGTTGCGGCAAGACCTCGGGTTGCCAAACGAGCCCGGCAAGGGGTTGTTCCCAATCGATGACGCCGACATCGCCGCGGTTACGACCGAATCCCAGCCGGGCAAGAGCTTGGCACCCCATCGGTACCAGAACTACAACGACGAAGGCGCCGCGTGGCTACTTCACCGGGACTATGAGCGCCTGTTGCGCAACCCTGACACAACTTCGGTGGTGGCGGGATACTTCAAGACGCCGGCCCCTGTGTACCAAGGGCAGGGCTACTACAAGGGGCAGCGCAATCCAGTGTCCGGCGCCAGGGTGGTTCACGACGACGCCACGAGGCCCTTGAAGCCTGAAGAGATCGAGCGGATGAATGCTGTCGCGGTTGTGGAGGGCTTGCTACGGGATCAAGACGCTGCGGCATGGTCCCGGCCTTACGACCTCAAGATAGAGCCTGCCAAAGATGACTTTGCGGTTTTGCTCGAAAGTCCCACTTATGGGCTGTCCGGCTTGCGTTCCGTCGCTGATAAGATCGAAAAGATACCGCTCGGCAAGTATCGGCAGAATCCGAACGACCCAACAGAAACTATGGCGGATTCCTTTGTAATCGTTCCCAACCCAAACGGTGGTCCTGGAGTGCTGGTTTTCAATGCAAACAGCAAAGTGGCTCCGGCGGAGTTCCAAAACATGATGCGCGGCGTACTCGCGCAGGAGACTAAGCGCCTGGGTTATGATAACGTAGAGGCGCCCACTGCTAAGTGGGGGAAAGCTGACTCAGGCTATTTTGATAATTCGGAATACGAAAGTTTGATAAACAGCCTATCGCCTGATAGGCAAATGGAAGCCCGAGCGGCTTTACGAGACCTTACCCCGGCTGTTGACAAGATAAAGGCGTATCATGACTCACTCAGAAGACCATCAAGCGTTCCTGAACGAACTTTGGGAGGGGGCCAACCCTGACGACCAGCCCGAACCCAAGTCAACCTTGATCCCGGCGGGAGCGAGGGACCTTCTTTACAAGCGCTTGAAGGAACTTTGTCGGCGGCAGGAAGATGATCGGCGCAAGAGACATACTTGACTCCCCTGTTTGGGCGCACATGATCGAAGAACTGCGTAAGTCCTACCTCGGCAGGTTCGAGGCGACTGACCCGAGCGACCTGGAGACAATGCGCTTGCTTCGCCTTAAATTGGCCGCTATTGCAGACGTAGAGCACGATTTCAGGGCTTTAGCCGGAGACGACAATGCCAGATAGCATCCTGGAGCAACTTGAAACTCGCATGGCGGCTCGCGAAGCAGCGCAGGAGCCGGCGCCGGATGAAGCCGAAGAGCGGGGGCTTGAGGCCCCTGAGCCCGCACAGGAAGGCGAGGAAGGCCCCTCGCCTGAAGAGGAGGTAGAAACTCTCCTGGACTTCGCCGCAGCGGCCGGCTGGGACCCGGAGGACGTGTACAAGCTCAAGATCAACTTGGACACGGGCGAGGCCCTATCGCTTGGCGAAGTCAAGGACGCGCTGCAAAACTACTCCCGCGAGCGCGGCGCGGTGCAGCAACAGACGCAGCGGCTGCAAGAGTATGCTGCGCAACTGCAAGGGCAGGCGCAGCAGTATTTCCAGCAGCGCGCCGCGGAAAGCGATGCAATCCGAGCGGCCCGCGAGAACGTTATGCTGGTCGAGGCCAGGTACAACGGGGTGGACTGGGATCAACTCGCCAAGGCCGACCCCGGGCGGGCGGCCTACTTGCAGCAGCAGATCGCGGTGGACTACGCCAACGCCAAACAAGATCTGCAAAACGCCGCGGAGCGGGAGCAACAGGCAGTCCAACAGTGGGTGGAGCAAACCCGGGCGCAGCACGCCAAAGCGCTACTTGAAGTTGTCCCGGAATGGCGCGACCCGGCCCGAATTCAGCAGGAGTATTCCGACTTGCAAGACTACCTGGTCGGACAGGGTTTCCGGCCCGATGAGTTGGGCACCATCTACGATTACCGGGCTATTAGTGTCGCCCGCAAAGCCATGTTGTACGACAAAGGGCAGGCCAAAATGAAAGAAACAGCCGACAAAGTAAGATCCGCCCCGAAGCCGGTAGTGCGTCCTGGCGGCGCCGGGCTGAAAGGTGCCGCAGCGCAGGCGCATACCTCGGCCCTGATCAAGAAGGCGCGCGAGACCGGCAATCGTGCCGACAAAGCGGCGGCCGCTGCGGCAGTGTTGCAACGCGCGGCAAACAAGCGCTAGACTTAACTAAACGCCCGGCGAGAGCCGGGCAACCCCGCGCGAAGCCTTGTCCCGAGAGGGCTCCAAGCTGGTACGCGGTAGATCGTCTGCGCAGCCTTTGGCGAGAGTCAATAACGAGGCGCGCGCGCGGCCGGTTCACCCCTGTATCAACTCGTTTCGGAGCCTTCGTCATGGCATACACTACAGCGTACACATCGGCTTTTGAGCTGAAGTCTTTCGACTTTCAGGGCGTCATTCACGAAGACGTGATGGACGACCTGTTCAACATCGATCCCGTGGATCTTCCGTTCATGGATATGTGCGGGAGAGAGTCCAGTTCCAACCCGTACAAGTCCTGGGTCCAGGAGTGGCTGGCCCCGCCGAATATCAACAACATGATCGTCGAGGGCGCAAAAGCCGGCGACCCGGCGGCCTTCGACATGAAGCGCATCGGCAACCATCACCAAATTTCGGAGAAGGTTGTCATGGTGTCTGACCGCGCCAACGCGGTTGACAACATCGGCTACGGTGAGCGCCTGGCCCACGAGCTGATGGTCAGGCAAAAGGAATTGAAGCGCGACATGGAAGCTATCCTTCTTAGCCCGAAGGGCAGCGTCGAGATGGTTACCTCGACAGGCGCGGCGGTGGCGGGCGAAACGGCCGGCGCCCCTGCCATGATCCACAACAACAATTCCGACGGCGCCACGACGGGCAACTTCGCCAACGGCATTTTCCCCGACGTGTCCGGCTTGGCGGCGTCCCGCGCACTGACGGAAACCCTGATCCGCAACATGGATGAGACGTGCTATACGGCCGGCGGCGAGCCGACCATCCTGATGAGCACGCCGAAGATGATCCGGGGCATTTCCGAGTACCTGTTCACGGCCTCGGCCCGTATTGCCACTCTGATGTCCGACGCGAACAACCGCGACGGTAAATACGGCAAGCAAGGGGTTACGGCTATCGGCGCCGTCAACATCTTCACGTCGGACTACTCCACTCTGGAGTTGGTTCCAAACCGCTTCCAGCAGAGCTACAACAACGCCGGAACCCCTAACGTTGATGTGTTCCTGTTCGACCCGCGGTACTGGGCGGTGAGCTATCTTCAGGGTATCGAAACCCATCCCCTGGCTCGCGAGGGCTCGGCCGAACGGCGCCAGATCACGGTGGATTACACCCTGATGTGCATGGCCCAGAAATCGTCCGGCGTCATATGCGGCATCAACCCGGCCTTGGCGGTGACCGCGTAATGCCGTGGGAAATGATCCCCGATCCGTCGGGCAAGACGGCCAAGTATTACTGGACACCAGACCCGGGGGATCGACCCCCGGAACCGCCCGAAACTCCCCCTGCCTTGTTACCTGAGGATGACGGCAATGTGGAACCTCATCGACCGGGGGTGGAACCACGAAGTTCTGTCAAAGGTGGAGGATCAACGTCTGTTGGTTCAACACCGAGTAAACGATTCATCTATCCGAAGCAAGACGCAAGCACTTCGTCAGTCTGAAGTTCTTCGCACCGGGGACAAAGCGCGCCTCGCTCCTGACGGGGCGCGCTATGTCTACGGTTTTCAGGTCGAGCCTAACCTTTGGCGTAAATTCTGCCGGGATCATCCCGACGTTTACGCCGACCTCAAGGGCCGCGACGCGATCCCTCGGGAGCGCGCTGCGGCTTTTATCGCCCGCCATCATCCCGAGTGGGTTCTTTTCTCCCCGAGGACCTCATGATGCCAAAGCATTCGTACAACCGCATTCGTCTGGCCAAGGCTCGCTGTGAGGGTAAACGTGCGGCGTCAATAGGGCTGCCGGATACCGCTATGCCGTTTCGCGAAGGTTCCCCCGAAGAGATGGCTTGGGATGAAGGCTATGACACCTGGCTGGCGGGGGACTCCGACGACGACTGCGCGGAGGGCCTTCGCGGGCTCCCTCGCGTTGCAGTCTCGTCGAAATTGGAGAAACATATGCCAGGCGGCAGCAATGTTTATGCGCGTATGACTTCCGTCATATCATGAGCACATAGTCAATACAGAAACGCGGCTTCTTCCGACTTGGCAAGAGGAGGAGATAGCGGTAGCAGTAGCCACGAACTGGTCCGTCCCTGGTGTTGTGGCAAGCTATCAAGGCGGCATTGTTACTTTTACCCCGGAAGCCGATCATTCTATGCTAAGCGTTTCCGTTCATATTTATGAAAAGTCGCCAGCAACGAATTAACCCGCTTTTTATGCGGCACAACGGCCCGTTTAAAGCGCTGGTTCAACGCGTAGGCGCGCATTTGTACGTAAAAGCCGGAAGCCGCATTCTGAGCGCTTTTTTCCTGTTGCCGTGGGATGAATTTCAGTCACTGCTACAACGTGAGATTGATGCTGTTCCGGATGGTACGGCGACTGCGACCCTCAGCAATATGGGCGCCTCCCTGACAGGCACAAATAAATGGTACGGCGGTGTACTTGGCCCCGACGGCAAGATTTACGGTATCCCGCGCGAAGCTACCGACATCCTGATCATTGACCCGGCGACGGGTACCTCGACCCGTAGCGCTATGGGTGCCGACTTAACGGGTTCAAATAAATGGCTTGGCGGCGTACTTGGTCCAGACGGCAAGATCTACGGCGTGCCGTTTTCTTCCACGGACATCTTGATCATTGACCCGGCAACGAATACTGCGACCCGCAGCAGTATGGGCGCCTCCCTGACAGGCACAAATAAATGGTACGGCGGTGTACTTGGCCCCGACGGCAAGATTTACGGTATCCCGCGCGAAGCTACCGACATCCTGATCATTGACCCGGCGAC